AGCTGCACCATTCAACCTCCTCTTTAGGGCTGGTCTGCGGAAGGACTTCCGCGACGAGTATAATATGTATGAGCCAGAGTATCTAGGCTTTCTAAGAGCTGGAACGATGGACGGCCCAGAGATTGAGGCGGCAGCTATCTCCGGGATGCGCTTGCTGCTAGAGCGTGGAGATCTCGAAGAAGTCGTGTTCGAAGATCCGAAAATCTCTGGAAAGGTTGTCGGGGTAGACAAGGAGTTCGCGCTTGGCTTCGCGGTCTCGCGTCGAACTGTTGAAGATGACAAGTACAAGAAGGCAAATCAAGCCTCTAAGTGGTTGGCACATGCAGCGAGATTGACATTGGAGTATCGCGCAGCTGCACTTCTTGATGATGCATTTGCCGGAGTAACGTTTAAGGGTCTCGATGGTGCTGCCTTAATCAAGACAGCCCATACGTTATTTGGATCGGAGACCGGAGCAACGATGGATAATGCACCAGCGACTCCAGTTGGATTCTCGGTAACGGGATTGAACACGCTGATTGATCTCCATGCTCTTGCCAAGGACTGGAATGGAGATCCAATGAAGCAGATGCCAGATACGCTGGTTATCTCTCCGAAGTACACCTCCAAAGCGCTTCAGATTACTCAGAGCGTTAAGGAGCCCTTCACCGCCGAGAACCAGGACAACGCTATTCCTAAGCGTCTGCCTGGCACGAAGACGGTAATTTCACGCTTCAAAACATCAACGGAATCCTATTTCTTGGTGGATTCTCGCCAGAATGATGCTTGGCTGCTTACTCGTCGGCCAATCGAGTATGACGACAGTTTTGATTTCAAAACTGATGCAGCGCTGTATAAAGCTGCAACCAGGTTCCTGATCTGGTTTGTTGACTTTCACCCTTGGGCTGGGGCCAACCCATCCTAATCAACGAAAGGGTGGATTAGACAAATGCCAGGAAACAAGCAAATCGGTTCTCTGTCTTCGTGGATTCTGCTCACCGACGACTATGGTGACACGGAGCTGACTGTTGGTGGATTGTGTATTCGTGCCAAAGCTGGAGCTACTCTTCTCGTTGGAGATGCAGTATTCATCTCCGCAGCTGGCGCGGTTAACAAGAGCACCACAGCCGCTGACCATCTGAAAGCAGCAGGCATCGTGATAGGTGGACGTAATTTTGGTCGCGGAGCAATTCAGCGTTCTGCTGATATTGGATTGACAGCAGCGCTGGTTAACGAGGAAGTATACATCTGTCAAATTGGTCTGTGCTATGGCGTTGCTCAAGCTGCAATTACGGCTGGAGCATATGTTAAGCCCGACGTTACGACAGCGGGTAGGTTGCTTACCGCCACCGTTACGACAGACCTCGTAGCTGGTGACACAGGGCGCATGATTGGTCGCGCCTGGGAAGCTGCTGCCGGCGCAGCCTCGAAGTTCATCGTCAACGTTTCACTTCAGTAAAGGAGAAATACGTGAGACTCCCGCTTTTACTCGGAGCGCGTCCACAATTCTCTACAAAAGGACCAACTGTAATGATCCCTGAAGGATCGTGGAGAGTCACTAGCGAGGGAATTGAAAAATCTAGATTACGTCTAGATTTAACCTTCGCTAGTGACCTCCTACAGGCTATTGAGATAAATGGAAATGGAGAACAACCATCGTTCGTTGGTCCATGTCGAGCTGAATTGAAATTTACCAACAGAGGTAGTGAGGACTTTATTTCTATTTTCGCAGAGTCTAAATAATGACCGATATCTCTACCTTACGTGTTGAAGTACGCTCCTTACTAGGAGTGGACGACACCGATCTTCCTAACGATACAGTTATTACTCCTGGATCAGAGAAGATTGGTTGTGACTTACTCCTCAATCAATCCTATTGGGAACTCCTTGACAAATTTCAATTTCGTGAGAAAGAAAGAACAGCTACATTTCCAACAGTCGTAGGTACTCGTTTCTATAAAATATCTTCCTCATTTGAAGCCTTGCAGCAATTGTCTATTGAAGATTTAGACTCGGCCCAGCATACTCCCTTGGAACGCGCAACACAATATGAATACGAGTCCATTTTCGAGAATACCACTGACGCTCGAGGTAAGCCTTCGAAATATCTTCGTGAAGGTCTTGGTGGTATTCGCTTATGGCCGACCCCTGACAAAGTTTACATAATCACAGTCAAATATTGGATTGAGCTAACTGATCTATCTTCTACGAATATTTCTCCAGAAATCCCACGTTCTTGGCATGAGATTGTCAAATTCGGCGCTGCTTGGCGAGGAGCTGCACATCTTGGCGACTATGCTAAGGTTCAAATGTTTGGCATCATTCACAATAACTTGATGAAGTCAGCCACGCTTCCCGCCGCCAAAGAAGAGCAAGACACACATACGGGAGGAGTTGAGGTGCTTGGATATAATCCTGGTGAAGCATTGTGAGCTATCTATATATGATGATTCTTCAAGAGTTCGTAAATCCTAATACCGTAGTGGAGTTGATAAAAACAGGAGGTATTGTAGCAGGTTCTTTACTTACATTAGGTGTGTTCATTCTCCTGTTTCGATATGTGGTGCCACTCATTAAACCAAATGGGTCTCAGTCAGGACCACTCTTGTCTGCTATACAAACACTTGCTACATTACCTAGTGAGGTTAAAAGTTTAGCTACTGCAATTAACACTATGATGGAACATGTTCCAACAAAAGCTGAACTAATGGAACAGTTCGAGAAGAATCGTCATGACATGGGAGAGAAAGTTGCTAGTGGAACGGCAATCATTCAAGATGAACTGTATCACCATCTTGGCAAGATTCCTCAGCGACGACGCAGTGATAAGAAACGGCAGAGAGTGTCTAAATGACGGTAAATATTCTTCCCGACAGCCGTCTCGCTCGCTCAAAGGGTGCTCAGAATCGAGCAGGTGTTTGGTGGGTTCCTATCTACTGCGCGTTCTGTGGAGCAGAAGGTGGTTTCGTGCCAGAGGAGAATACAACGTTCATCTTCTGGATGTGTAACCCATGCTTCGAGACACATGGAGAAATCACGAATCTGTACGTCATGCCAGACGAAGTGTTCTGGGAGAAGGTCAAGCAGGAGCAGATAGAAACTTATGGTCGTCTTCTCACGTTGTCAGAACTTGTGGAAATCGTAGCAGCGGATGCGTCGCCACTTGCTACGCTCATTAAACAACGACGTTAGGGAGACACTGCAATGCCTTTCGCCTACACAGTTGAGGGTGCTCCAGCGACGCCCTACGCAACTCACGGTACGCCGAACACGGAAGATCCAACTGTCGTACTGCGTCAAGCAACACGCGGTTTCGATCTTCAAGCCGTCTACGTGCATGGGCGTGGTGCTGCACTGGTAGCCATTACTGGCATCGGCTATCGCGTTCGTCGCTGGACGACAGCAGGATCAGGTGGTACAGCTATCACTCCAGCTCCTCGACGCGTTGGGACGACAGCTTCCACGACAGCAGCCGATAAGGTAACTGCTATCACAGCCGGAACAATCTCTGGTGCCTACCAGCTGGCTGTTGGCTGTGGAGCCGCTGGTCCTGGTGGATGGGTAGCTCCAAACGCGGATTCTATGATCCATGTCGAGGGTGGTTCATCCGACGAGCTAGATATCAATAGTGTATGTGGTGTGGCTTCGATGCTGCATCACGTTTCAGCAGAGATTCTCGAGTAATGGGAGTAGCTGTACTCGTAGCGGCGCCGAACTTCTCTCAAGGAAACGGTGTCGAACGACTTCCGTATAGTGACGAGAGTCTCGAGCGCTCGTTCGTTTTCACTTGCCCATACTGTGGCTGGCAGGGCGAGCGCCGAACTCTCAAAACTGCAACAACGATCATAGGTGGTCAGCTCACTGTGACTGAGCTGGTTGTCTGTGGCAAGGGTCACGAGTGGACGATTGCTGACGGAGAGATGACATCACTCTCTATCAGACCTAATGGTGATGCTTAAATGCCAACGCTGACGTATGCGAACGGTCTAGAGAACGCAGTTGTCGCTACCGGAGCGACGCCAGTGCCGAACGACCGTATCTGGCACACGATCGTTACGACGGGTGGAACTCCGGGGATTGACACGACCACGCCCCGCAGCGGCGCGCGGTGCTTCGATATTCCTACGGGAACGGGTGCAGCGAGCGCCGTCCGTCGCAACCTGCCGTCGCTGACCATCGCGGTCA